AGCCAGGAGTTCGTTCTCCAGATTCGCCATTGCACCAGCACGGGTGATATCTGAATAGTTCGGACTCCCTGCTTGTACCGCCTGGAGAGTCCTTGCGAAATTATTGTTTGCTTGAGCTGCAGCAACGTAATTCTGAATGCCCATACAAGTCCATCCCAACATTAAAGATAAGAGATAAACCATGACATAACACCATAGCCTCTATTCTCTTTATTCTAAATAATCTGAAAGTTATAATTGGGGTAGGTAAGTTAGCGTTAAAATGGCGGAAAGTACAACTATCCCTACTACGAAGAAGAATGATGCGTCTTTGTATGAAGTAGACGAAATGGATGGTGGTGGATATGGCTTTACGTCCGCTGACGATACAGCGACGTCTGCAACAAACCCTAATGACCCAGATGAAGAGGTAACAGTGTCTCCTGAAAACCCAGTTGCAGACCCGGAAAATGTAGAAGCCGATGACGGTACAAAGATCTATACAGGTCTGTTTAATTTCCAAGATGCTTTTGACAGCGTAAATGCTTGGGATCCTGGTGACGATGAAATGGCTAATGCCGTGCAAGCTGGCATGATGATGGATTATATCCAGAGCGGGATGGATAATCTCGCTGCAAAGGATATGGCATATACCAATTCAGCACTGGCTACTGGTCAGATGATGAATGCTGCCAATCTGGAAATGCGCAACACAGCGCAGACCATGTATGACCAGTTCCAGTACAACACTCGGAATAAGGGTCTGGAATACGACTTACAGAATCAGTTTGCTAATAACCAGGCCAATCGTGATCTAAACACGATGGCTATGGCTGGTGATATACAGCAGAATCAGACATTGCTGGAATCAGAAACAGCCCTGGCGCAGATGGAGGAGGCTGGCTACCAGCAGAGAGAGACTGCAGCTACTCAGGGCTACCAAGAGCGTGAAACGCTTAAAGAGGCAGGCACTCAAGACATTTTGAGGGCAGACGCGCAAGCGAAGGCACAAGCTTTTGCAACGAAAGAAACAGGTGCACAACAGCGACTTGCCATCCAAGAGCAAGCGGTTGCTGACCTGAACCTGACTACTGCTCAAGGCTCTCAGCAGAGAGCAGGGATGCAGACTCAGGCTGACCAGGACCTTCGACGCATTGATGCCACTGCACTAGCCAGTGAGTACACCACACGTGCTCAGGGCGAGCAAGACCGTGCACTTGAAAAGCAGCGGAGTGACAGGGACCTTGCAAACCTGTCTCAAGGTGGTGTCCAGTCACGCATGAATATTCAGGAGCAGAATATTGCTGACATGAATATGGCTCAGGCGGCTGGAGCACAGCGTCGTCTGGACTATGCAGCCAAGGGCGACACCGACATTCGGACACTAGACGCAAAGGCCCGTGCGGACGCCTATGTGACTCGTGCTGCTGGTGAGCAGTCACGCGAAGGTATCAAGGAGCAGAACGTTGCTGACATCATGTTGGCGGAGACGACTGGTCAGAACACCCTTGACCAGATCTATGCCGGTAGTGACGCCTCTGTTCGCAACATTGGTGCGACCGGCTCCCAGTCACGTCAGAACATTCAGGAGAAGAGTATTGCTGACATCAAGCTGAGCGAGACCCAGGGTGTCCAGGGCAGAAAGACCATCGAAACAACCGGTGATCAGACTCGACAGAACATCGTTGCGCAGAACCGGGCTGATCGGACTGTGATCGGTGCCCAGGGCGAGCAGGACGTTAGGAAGATCCGTGCTTCTGGCGACGAGAGCTATCGGATGCAAGACCTCGGTGGAGCACAAGCGGTCGAGCAAATCCAGGCACGGGGTACTGAGAACAAGGCGTTCCAGAGCATTGTTGGTGATCAGGCCATTGCACAAATCGGAAAGCGTGGTGAAGTCGAGACTGGACTGCAGAGCCTTCGGGGTAGTCAGCAACTTGACCAGATGAAGGAAGGAGGTACCCAGACCAGACTGACCATTGGCGCGAAGGGTAAGGAGGACCGCTCACTACAGGACAACGCTGCACGCATCGAGGCTGCCAAGCGTGCTGATCAGTCCCGGTATTCCAGGGGTCTAGCGAGGTCCTTCTGATGAAGACGACAACCAAATCAGCTAACGGCAAGGTCTATCTCAATAGCGTTGATCAGTGGCTAGACACCTTGCCTGCTGCGGAGGCTGAGAACTTCCAAGAGTTTGCTGAAGTTACACCATCCATCATTGAGATCTGGGTGTATTCAGGCGTTCTTAATTACCCTGGTAGATTTAATGATATGGCCCGCTGGGTCAAAATGAAGTATAAGAAACTGAACAGACGTGAAATACTTAATAGCGAAATTGCTGCTCTACACGCCGATATACAAGAGCTTCGAATGGCGGTTACCTCTGGTGAAATCAAAGGCAGTGATGGAGCCCAAAGGCTTGCGGCTTTGGAAAAGGAACTTCGTTCACACATTGAAACGAGTGAAAAGATGAATCGCAGCACAGACAAGCGTGGATTGATCCTTGCTGGCGCTGATCGTGTGATGCGCGAGTTAACCAATATTTTCAAGGACGATCCGCAGTTCTCTGAGCCGATTGAGAATGCAGTGAATGCAATATGGGCGAAGGTCTACAGCGAGATCAGTAACACCTAATGTATATACCAGAACTCGAACTTCCACCAACAGACAGCTTATCGGCTAATTCGATGAGCATGTCAAATAGGCCTAGCACTCGCTTGCCGGGATTACGTGCTGGAGATGCTGGTAGCGCCTCGATAGCAACAGGTAGAAAAGAAGCAGCAGAGAAGTTGGCAGATGAGATGCGTATTGCTTACGCCATTTCTAGAGCGCAGGCACATCAATCAAAAATGCGAGCCAAGAAACAGAACAGAGATTCTCAGAGGAGTGCAGAGAAACGTAGACTTAGGTAACACCTAAATAACGCATATGAGTATTCCAAGCATCTCCTTGGCTTATCGCAGATCAGCCTTAATGACTGCAACGAAGGTTACTACCAAACCGCCGTCAAAGGAGGTTCTGCAGGCCCGCGATGACTTTGCTGCATTCTGCAAGCACATGGGTAAACCTGCTGCAAAACATATGTTGGAGTGGCATGCAGAACTATGTACTGGAGAAGATAGTGAATGTCTGATAGGAATAGGCGGGGCAAACACATCGATCCTCGCACCACGCGGATCTGCGAAGTCCACTGTCCTTGGTTTATTCGCTGCTTGGATGATTGGACGACATGCGTCTGCCAAGCAAATGCTGAGGATCTTGTACATCAGTTATATGGTGGACATCGCACGGGCGAAGTCAGCAACGATTAAAGGGATCCTGGCGTCTTCCAAATATCGCGAAGTATTTCCGATGGTGCGGTTATCCAAGATCCGCCGCAGTGATGAGTATTGGAGTATCGATCACGAGTTTGCAGGTATAGACACCAGTGGAGAAGAAGCTTTCACCATTGCTTGTGGTGGCCTGAAGGGTGCTATTACTTCCAAGCGCTCGCAGCTCGTACTGATCGATGACCCGATCAAGTCAGCTGCATCGATAAATAACCCGGACATCCGGCGTGAGATGGAAACCACGTGGACGAACGTCATTGCACCAACGATGTTCCAGGGCGCTAGGGCCATTTGCCTAGGAACCCGTTTCCACTTTGATGATCTCCACGCGACGTTATTTGTTCCAAAGAACAATTGGAAGCAAGTGGTTCAACAAGCGATCATTACAAGCGAAGACGGTAGGCAACGATCGTATTGGCCGGACTTCTGGTCCATGAAGTATCTCAAGGAGCGGAAGACTGAGGACAGGATCGCTTTTGCCTATCAGTACATGAATACGGCAGTGCAGTCCAGTGAGGTAGGTATCAGTCCTGACCTGATCATCAAGGGTGAGGTCCCAGAGGACTATGACTGCCTGGGCGTAGGAATCGACCTGAGCTCTGGCATCAACGAGAAGAACGACTGGACTGTGTTTACCCTTGGCGGTATTAGTGAAGGCAAGATCTATTTGATTGACCAGCGACGATGCAGATCAATGGGAAATATCGAGAAGATGGATACATTGTGTGAAATGTTGGTCGACTGGAATATCCTGAATGTCAATGACGATGATCAATTCTTTCCGACGATGTGCCCGTGCATGATATGGCCAGAAGCGGTGTCATATCAGTCGTCCTTTGAGGGAGACTTTAAGAGAATTATCTTTGAAGACCGTGCTTTATACAACCTCAGTATTTCTCCTGTAAAAGGGTTTAGAGGTGACAAGCTTGCACGTTTGCGTGGCGTGCTTGGTCTGTTTGAAAACAAGAAAGTGATTTGGAATAAGTGGCGTAAGTGGGAGGTGCTTGAAGAAGAGCTGTTGAATTTTGGCCACTCTTCTCACGACGATACAGTTGACTCAATGGTATTAACAATGGGAGGCTTGTTGAGAAGGGGTTCGTTACAATTAGAGTACAATGATAATAGCTTTAGATTATAAGACTGATGGCCGCACAGTGGGAAGACCTAAGCGACAAGCAAAAAGCCAACTTTGGTAATGATAAGAGTGCATTTAAAGCTGCCAAAAAGCAGGTACGGTCTGAAGGTGGTGATCCATCTAAAGTCTTGCAGATGGAGCGGGCTCACGAAGGTCAACACTCTTCAGGTAGTACCCCAGCACAGCAAGAAGCCAAAGAACGAGCAGCATCATATAAAGCGCCTGTCAATATCCAGGACTATGATCTGACAGCTACAGGTGCTGGTGCCACAAAGGGTACAAATAGGATCAGTGGTAAAGATATTAACAACATGCGAGATGCTGGTTACGCCACTGCAGATATTATCAAGTTTGCAGAGGGTGCAATAGCAGGAGGATCTAAGTATGGTCAAAGTACTTTAAATAAGCTTTCAAAGTTAAGATCAGCGATGGAGACTAATGATAAGTTAGATACGGCTCCTACACCTGCACCTACACCTGCACCTACACTGCCAGTTACACCGGTAGAGCCGCCAAAGGAGGATGAAGGAAGTGGTTTTACACCAGGGCAAAAGTTTGACCTAGTTCAAGGTGTACTTGATACGGGTAATAACACTCAAGCCACTGGTGCTACAGGTTCTGGTACTAATATCAGCAAGATTAATACTCAGGTTGCAGTCGATACTGGAGATATTGATGTTAGGGATAGTACAGTCCAGGGTGATTTAGTTTCTGGCAATAAAACTGTAGACCAAAGCATGACTGCAGTGAGTGGTGCGTTTTTGGATAACTTTATGGATAAAGTCGCTCCATCTATTGATGCTGGCGAGTCAGCTGATCTTGATATTCCAGCGCAGACGCCTACATCCTCAGGTACAAATATTTCGACTGAAAACACTCAAGCCTCCGTTGATTCAGGTGACATAACACTCAACGATAGTTATGTCGGTGGTGATGCTGTCACTGGCAACAAGTATGTAGACCAGAGCATGACTATCACCTCTCACGGCGGTGGAGGCAAAGGTCCAGGCTTTAACAATATGCAGCTATCGCAGCTTTATGGCGGCTTGAATAACTTAGCCTTGGCTAAAGAGAACGAGGGAGGCAGTACAGGAAGTCGTTTAGCCAGAAGTGTACTTGCTGAAGCTGATCAAGTCATGAAGCCACAGGATAAGATTAATAATTACTATGACTCTGTTCAGAAGTCTCTTGCTAATGATCAGGCGCTGGCAACGAACTTCACCTCACTTCTTTACGGTGATATTTTCAATCCCGCCTTTAAGGGTATGGATTGGAGGACCCCAACCGCAATGAAGAAACCAGAAATAGACTATACCAAGTCAGACGAAATCTTGGACAAAATCTCATAGACTTAAATTAGTAGGCTATTAAGATATGAATCCACAAGTCAATAGTCAGTTTGAATCTATCCTGACCGCTGCGAAAGAGCGACGTGGTGACATGTCAATCGACAGCATGATTGTGTCTTCGCACCTATCCCAGATGCGGACATTCATTATTCGTAGAGGAATTGAGTTCTACTGTGAGCAGGACTCCTACGGGTCGCGGAAGGACATGCTTGCCCAGCTGGTCGAGGAGAACATGCTGGAGATGAAGCTCGACAGCATTGTCGACTATTTCTTGTGTGATGGTCAGGGTCTCTTCTATTTCCGTCCTGCTGGTGAGACCTACAAGCTTCTGTACTTCCCTAAAGACAAGTACCGCGCTTACAGGGACCAAGCAGGCGATCTTGAGTTTGTGGAGCTTTGCTATAGCTTCAATGTAAAGGGCAGGGGTTTTGCTGACCCGATGGCTAACCCTGACGGCCGTGGCGGGAAGAAGAAGTACATCCGCCTGAAGGTCTACAAGGATCGGATCGAGCAGACGGTCTCCAACGAGAAGATCGAGTTCGATAACGAGGAACGCCAGTTATCGTCTGCCATGCCTGGCACGACAGAGGTGCTAGCCAACAGTCTTGGCTTCATTCCTGCTGTTGAGGTGTTCAACCATATGGACTGCACGGGTGAGTCCACCGGCAGTGGCGAATTCGACTGGCTAGCCCACCAGATCCTGTACCACGAAGAGCTGGTCAAGAACATCCGCAAGAACATCAAGTTCTTTGGGAACCCAACGCTGGTCTCCAGTCGACCAAAGCATGACCTGATCGAGGCCGGTGACGAGACTCCGTTCCGTCCAACGATCAGTAGCCAGGCAGGGTTCACCGCAATGTCCCGTCCCAGTAGTCGGGTCAGTGAGCCGTTCGGAGGTGCATCACCACTTGACGGTCAGATCAAGGTCCCAAGGGTGATCGCCAATCTTGAGCCCACTGACCGGGTGTCATACATGACTCCTGACTCAGTGAGCGGTGACCAGAACCTCTACGTCCGTCAGTACAGATCAGAGATCCGCCTGGCCCTGGGCGGTGTGGACGACATCGACATCGGTACTGCGAGCACTGCTTATGAGATCAAGACGCTTTACGGGCGTGTTGCAGCAACTGCTGAGAAGAAGGCACGATCACTGTTCACGTTTGGATTGTGCAGACTCTTCAGCATGATTGTTCAACATGAGGAGTTTCTGTTCCAGGAATCCTTTGCTCAGGCACTGGGATTACAGAAGCCAGACATTCCTTTGCGTGAAGACTTTGACGGTGACGAAGAGGCCTATACCGTAGCTGTTGAGGAATACACAAAAGCCGAGCAGAAGTTTCTCAAGAAACGCAATGATGAGTTCCGTGCTAGACTTGAGTCAGGTGAAATGCCACCAGGAATTGTTGGACTAATACCGGACGGCTCTACAAGAGTATCTTGGCGCTGGACTGGGGAAGTGTTTGAAGAAAGCACGGACGACATTCTAAATAACAGTATTGTTGTTCGAAATCTCCAGGAACTAGGTGTCGACTCGATCGAAGCCCTTCGGTACCTGTTCCCTGGAAAAACCGATGAAGAACGAGCTGCAATGCTCAGCGGCTTCCCATTCAGGATGGTCCAACAAACCCAACAGTCATTCAATCAGTTTATTGGATTGCTCGGCAGTCTTTATCAACTACCCCATCCTCAGATCCCAGATCAACCTCTGGCGTCTGATCCGAATCTTGATATCACAGGATTCCTATATCGCAGTCTTGAGTTTTTACGAAAGGAGTTAAGTTACAGTGGAAAGTACAAGTCAGCCGGTGATGACCCCGGCCCAGCCAAGCTCTCCGACGCCGACCGCAAGCGTGCCCGCATCGGTCGCAAGCCCGCAGATGAGCGCCCCATCGACCTTCCAGGCATCACCCCAGGTACAGGCACCAACCCCGCAGTACCAGGCGTCGGCCCCGGTAGCGCAGCCTTCGGAGGGGAATCCATGGCAGCAGGCATTCCAGGCGCTCAGCCAAAGCCTGAATACCAGCAGCCCGTCCCAGTTCCAGGGACCACCATCGGCGTACCAGACGCCTACGCCTCAGGCGGTTACCCCGGCAGCATGGGGTTCGGCACCGCAGCAGGCACAAGCCCAGTATTCGGCAGCCCCGACTTATCAGCCGCAAGCTACCGCGCAGCAGCTGGCAGCCCTCCAATCAATGCAGGCGCAGCAGCAGGTCGCCCAGCCAAGCGCACCTCAGGCCGCACCCGCGCCCAAAGGTCGTGACAACTATCTGAAAGGTATCTCCAACGAGAGCCTTGAAGTTCTCCAGCACTTCGGCCCTGAGGCTCCTGTTCTGCTGAACAACTATGCCTGTGCCGTCGAGGATGCACTGATCGAGCAGGTCCAGCGTGGCCAGCAGATGCAGACTGTGATTACGGCTGCAGGTGAGGAGCGCGGAGCACTGCGCACCATGTTGACTAATCCGGATGTTCTTGCTGACTACGTCAACGAGTTCTACGGCCCTAACGGTCCCTTCCCAACCGAGCTGCCTGAGGAAACTGCTCAGCGTCAGCAACAGGAGGCCCGTGCTCAGTTCGAGCAGGAAATCATTGCTCAAGAGCGCAATGCTGTTCCTCAGAACTTCCAGCGTCCTCAGATGGATATGCCTACTCCTGGCAAGTCTGCTGCAGCTGCACCCACTGACTTCTGGGGAAGCTTTAGTGACATGATGGATAGCTCTCCCGAGAAAGCCTGGCAGTATCTGGCTCAGGCTCCCCAGGGAATGCTTCAGTCCAAGATGCTGATTCAGGACAACTGATAAGCAGTGAGGGGGAGTTTTTCGCTCCCCCTTACAATAGATATATAGATAGAGCTGAAGAATGTACCACCAAGCACAGAACCATTTAAACGCATCAACAGCAATGCGCGGTAATGCTGGAATGCTGCAAGAACTTGCACCTTCTATGCCGAATGCTGCAGTACCTGGGGCAAACGCAGCGGGCAATCTGCAACAAGTTCTTGTCCCTCAGCAAGCCGCAGTCGTCACAGATAAGAATAGGGAGGGCACTCTGTATGGACGTGAAGCCGAGCGGATGGGTGAGATGCGTGTGGCGCAACAGCAAGCGAATGATCAAGACCGCATGAATGCGTTTCTAAACCAGCAGCTGGCTTATTCAGGTTTGTTGAACGCTAATAATGCACCCACGATCTTTATGATGGGTGGTGGACAGCGGGCTGCGCAACAAGATCTGCAAATGGCTAATGCAGAGCAGGCAATGCTTCAAATGAAGCCTGTCTAATAATTAGTAGAAATTAGATACAATTAAATTATCTACGAAATAGTGTCGTGAGAATAGCCGGGCGCGAAGGATTATCTGATCCGGAGATTTTTCAGACTATCTTTAAACACCTTAAATCTGATGGTGTACCGGACCAGGCTGCGAACCACATCACAGCTGAGATGGTGACCGAGGGAACTGACTTCGACAGTTCAATCGAGAATTACCAGCGGTACTTCGCCAACTATAAAGAGAAAGGGTATAACGAGCATGCAGCTCAAGCCATGGCAGTTGAGGCTATGGAAGGTAGGCAGGAGCCACCGGAAGAAAGCATTCGATTCGCACGAATCTATGGGTTGCCTGATGACGAAATGTTGATCTAGAATCAGAGAGGAAGAAGACAGGTATATGGCTCAAGCATCACTTTCGACCGATTCCGTTCGTGCGTACCTACGCGATATCGGCAGGATTCCTCTCCTGACAAACGAGGAAGAGATCACACTCGGACGTAAGGTCCAGCGCCTGATGGAGCTGGAAGATATTCGCAAGCGTCTGACAAAGCAGTACGACCATGAGGTCGATGATGCCGAAGTGTGTGATCACACAGAGCACAAGGACTGGAAGACAACGCGCCGTGAGTTCAGGGAAGGCCGCATGGCCAAAGAGACGATGGTGACAGCGAACTTGCGCCTTGTTGTCAGTGTCGCGAAGAAGTATACGAAAAGGAATATGGAGCTTCTTGATATCATTCAAGAAGGGACCATCGGATTAGTTCGAGGTGTCGAAAAGTTTGACCCGTCTCGTGGCTATAAGTTTAGTACTTATGCTTATTGGTGGATTCGCCAAGGGATCACGCGGGCGATTGCGGAGAAGAGCCGTGCTATTCGTCTCCCCATCCATATCACGGAGAATCTGAACAAGCTGAAGAAGGCACAGAGGGACCTGGCTCAGAAGAACGGATATATGCCTGATGTCTTCGAGTTATCACGCGAACTGGATCTGAACGTGGAAGAGATTAAGGACTTGCTGTGCAAGGGACGCCATCCAACCTCACTGGAGATCAAGGTGGGCGAGAACCACGACACGTCACTGATCGACCTGCTTGAGGACGAGACGCAGCTCCCCGACTATCTGCTGGAGCGGATGTTCGTCAAAGAGGAGTTCGAGGACATCCTGTACCGGCTGCCTGAGATCCAGTCATCGATCATCGAGATGCGGTATGGGGTAGGGGTCAACAGCAAGGAGCCGATGACCATGACTGCCATTGGTCAGACGCTCAACATGAGCAGGGACCGCGTCCGGAACCTGGAGAACAAAGCACTCCAGACGATCAAGGAGATGGCCAGTGATATCAAGCAATACATTTAATACAATGAAGGAAACGGGTTTAGGAAATGGATGTCAATAATCAAGTTCTAAACTTTGTGAATACGTATGGGGGTAGTGAGAACACTTCCCCCAGTCAGTTAGCTGCGAGTAAAGCTTTAAATTATGCAGTCGGCCCGTCTATGGGCAAGCCTGTTGTGGAGCTGGTGAAGGGTATCCCTTTCACCATCAAGCTCAAGGGTGAGTTGGGGATGAGCGGGGTCGACAACCTGTACGTCAAGGTCAATATGGACGTCGACAGCCTGAGTGCTGAGGGCAACCTGCTGGATGCCAACAACTGGGTGCAGGCCAATATCGTGAATGACAACACGGTCTATGCGGATTGGACAAACGCGGACTGGGACAGAACTGACCCTGACACTGACCCCAGCGGTAACTACACAGCTGCGGTGGTATCGACCGGTCTATACGTGCTTGACGATCCACACGTCGGCATCCAGCTGACCGATAAGGGGACAGGCAATATCTACAACGACAACTGGATCGAGGCCAGGCTGTACACCTCGGAGAGGGAGGAGCATCCATACGACGACATGTTCGTCAGAGGGTATGGAAGCTTCTATATCGGGATCCATGCGCGGAACACTCGCAGGTACGAGTACAACGTCGAGTGCCTTATCGGTACGGACTACAAGGACCTGGATGACTTGACTGCAGAAGAGCGTCCGAAGGTGGCGCGTCTACACGGTGACGACTATGTCGTTGGTGGATCGCAGGGGAGTGTCTGACGCATAGGGCTTGTTCTTGTTGGAGACCTTGACCCACCTCAGGTTTGGAGCAGAGCAGTTGTTGCGATCACCGTCGATGAACTGGAGGATCGAATTATGCGATGAACGCCCAGGCGGTGTGGGCGGGTGGCCTACGAATGCCAGGGCCACGAGCTTGTGCACGTAGACAGAGAGGTTCTTGCCTCG